GGACTGTCGGGAAGTATTACATCCACACCGGGGAACACTCCGGTAGCTGGTTCCTTCCGTTCGATGACACCATGCTCGGCACGGACATCTATCGGAAGATGACTCCAATGGATTTCCCAGAGGCTGTGGCAATGGTCGAGTCCCTTGGAGGACTAGAAGCCCGTGTTGATCTTGATCCTTTCGCTATCCTTGATCCATCCGTAGAGGTTGAGGAGGAAGTTGTTGAAGCCCCCCACCCCATAACACCATGAAATCAATCGTTGTAATCCTGTCCATCGCCCTGTGCGCCTGCACCGTAACCACCACCACGAACACCCTCCCGGACGGGACTAAGGTTGTAGTAGTGGCTAAGTCGTCCGACCCAGTGGCTATCAAGGCGGCATTGACAGCGGCGGCAATCATTACACCTGTTGTGGAGCGGATTGCTTCCAAGCAGAAGGCTGAAGCGGTAGTCTCCCCGACCAAATAACAATATGAAAACTACAATCCTAGGTGTCCTCACCATCATCAGCGCGGTCGTATCCGGCGCAATGCAATTCCTTAACACTGGCTCCATTGACCTCCTCACGGTCGTCCCTGCGGTTTCTGCTGGCTTGGGTCTGATCAAGGCACAAGACCAACGCTAATGTCCCACGAAGTAAAAGGCGTGGATTCATTTACTGGGATTATGGCTACGTCCTTGGGGCTTATCACCAGCCTGCAGGAGCAGGTAGAGTTTAGCCTTCGTATCATATCGCTAATCATTGGTATCTCCGTTGGCTTGTTCTCACTGTATCGTATATTCAAGAAGCCATGACCCTGCCTGAATCTATCGCCAGCATCGCTGAATCCCAGATCGGGGTTCGTGAGACGAAGAGGAACGGTGGAGATATGATCGAGGAGTATCAGAAGGCTACTTGGCTCCCTGTAGGCTCGTGGGCGTGGTGTGCGGCGTTTTGCTGCTGGGTGGTCAAGAGAGCCATAGAAGGCCGCTCAGTGACCTTCAGGAGGCCGGAAACGGCAGGTGCGTGGGACTTTGAGCGTTGGTGCAAGTCCGTTGACCGTTCAGTCATGCTGAAGAAGCCCCACAAGGGTGATATCAAGCGCGGTGACATCGTATGCTTCACCTTTTCCCATATCGGAATAGCACTAGGCTCACCAAACGAGGCTGGATATCTGTATACCTGCGAGGGAAACACCAATGGTGAAGGCTCTCGGGAGGGAGACGGGGTATATAAGAAGACTAGACATATCTCAAAGATTCGTTCTAGGATTCGATTTAGGGGTTGACATTAACTTGGTATTCATAAGTCTTCCCATATGGAAGCCAACCGTGCTTCCGTAACACATAAACAATATGGCATTTAAAAGATTCCTAGTCTGTGCAGACAACCACGGCAACCTTGTCAGCAAGCAGGCAGTAGAGAAGCTCAAGGCGTTCAAGGACGACTTCAACCCCCACTACACAGTCCATCTGGGCGACCTGTGGGATTTTACGTCCATCCGCAAGGGTGCATCAGACGGAGACAGGCAGCTTGGTATCTCAGAGGACTTCCAAGCAGGTCTTGAGTTCCTCGATATTGGCTTTGATTACCTGACACTAGGCAACCACGACGCGAGGCTCTGGGAGAACGCTGAAGGCTCCCAGACGGGCATCATGCGCGAGTCCTGCCAAGCCCTAGTGGAGTGTGCTGAGAAGGAGTTCTCCGACCGTAAGATCGACTGGGTTCCCTACAACGTAAACAAGTATCTACAACTCCCCGAAGGAGGGCCGAAATTTATTCATGGCTTCCTAGCCGGACAGAACTCAGCCAAGGCACACTTTGATCGATTCGGATCATGCCTTTTCGGACACGTCCACTCCCCCGATAACTACACAGCCAAACACATCCACGGTGGGCAGGCATATGCCCTAGGCTGCATGGCAGACATCGAGTCTATGACCTACGCTGAGAGGTATCCCAACCGACTAGGATGGCGCACAGGGTGGGGTTTCGGAATCATCAACGACAAGACCGGGAAATGGAATTTCTGGAACGTCGTCGAGGAGGATGGCTGCTACATATCCCCAACCGGAATCCTTTGATATGAACAACGCAACACTAGATGCCCTGAGCGGCATGGAGATAGCACTGAGGGAGGTTACGTCTGGCAACAAGCAGGACAACGAATTCACCGTCCACGAATTTATCGAGAGGGCTGAGGAGAACGGTCAGATGATGTCCTACGATACTGCCGACAAGCGTCTGCGGAGGATGGCTGAGAAAAAAGTCCTGAAGTTCAGGATGGTTCCTGTTTCAGGTCATTCGACTAGGGTCTATTCAGCCTACTAACTCATCTTTAGGTTCAGCCTTTAGATCTAGACACAACTCGCCTTATGCAGGCTGAATCGTATCTAGAATCATTTCCTCATCTTTTCGGACGAACCATTGAGTCTGAGCATACATCCCTTTCGGGAAACCGTTTGTAGCTTTGGACTGTCGCTGTATTTAAGCATCAAACCAAACGGTCACTACTGACTGATTACCTGTCCCCGCAAAATTCCTTCAAGGGACAGAACCATTTTCCAACTCGGTGAAGTGCGGTCGTTTTAGCGTTCCTCCTCACCATCGATATGTCCAACCGTTCCACGTTAAAAAGAAAAAGGCCAGAGACGAGACTGCCATCCCGTAACTGACCTTTTTAGAGAGAACTCTGAAAGCGTTAAACGAAGTGGCAGCCGCGTCTGGAAGGAACTTGCAGGATGCCGGGGTGAATGTCAAGCGGCCTTGTTGAAAAAAGTGATCATTTTTTTCGTTATCACCACAACTCCTTGGAAACCAACGGATAGTAAAATACTTCCACTTTTATGAAGATTTTGCTTGGAATGGTGTCCATACTGTGGTTGAGTTTCCCCATCGCAAGAAAGCGACCAACCAACAATATGAACCTAGAACACGCAACACCAGAACTCTTCGTCGCATTGGCGAAGGCACAAAACGCAGTTGAGAACGCCACCAAGGGCAGCATCAACCCGCACTTCAAGAACCGCTACGCTGACCTCGCAGAGGTGCTGAACACCGTTCGTCCGGTATTCTCCAGCTTCGGTCTGAGCATCATCCAGAACCCAGCATTCGACGGGTCACTGGTAAGCGTCCACACAGCCCTCTGCCATGAGAGCGGTGGATATGTAACAGCCATCGCATCATGTGTCCCTGCCAAGGCGGACGCACAGGGCGTAGGAGCCGCTACAACCTACCTCCGCAGGTATTCCCTCGCATCGATCACAGGAGTGGCTCAGGAGGACGATGACGGTCAATCGGCAGTCAACCCGGTCAAACCTGCACCGGTATCGATGGTCAAGGCAGATGCCGAGGACATAGCCCTCATTAAGACCCGCATAGATGCCCTTAGCGTCGACGAGGAGGCGTTTGCACGTCATCTGAGCATCAAGTCCATCTCCGAGCTTCCAAAGGGCAAGGTGAAGGCAGCACACGCCGCTATCGACGCGAAGCAGCGTAAACTTAATCAGGAGGCAGCACAATGAGCCTCTTCCCCGATTGCACACTGATCGACTGCGAGCAAAAATCCCCAGAGTGGTTTGAGCATCGTAGGGGTGTTTTAACGGCATCGCAGTTTGGTGACTGGTTAACCAAGTCTGGCAAGGTGGCCGAGAAGGCACGTCTCACTGCGGCAAGCAAGTGCTTGGCAGAGGCTCACGGCTTCCCCGACCCGTCACCATTTGAGAGTGACGACATGAAGCGTGGTGTCCAGCTTGAGCCATTCGCACTAGAGGCGTTCAGTAAGCAGATGGACTTCGCGGTAGACACCATCGGATTTGCCAAGTCGTTACACGGTGCGTTTGGATGCTCTCCTGACGGCATCATGGACAACGGTGAGGGACTGGAGATCAAATGCCCTCGTATGTCCAAGCTCATCCAATATATCAAGACGGATGAACTACCAGACGAATATAAAGCACAGGTCCACGGCAGCATGGCCGTTACCGGTGCCAAGGCGTGGTGGTTTGTGGCGTTCTCCCCGGCGGCACCACTGTTCGTAAAACTTGTCGAGCGTGACCAATACACCGAGGACATGTTCGCAGGCTTAAAGGCATACCACGAATACTACCAAGAACTCTCAGAACTAATCTCAATCCAATAAACACATGAGTGACTACGACAACACAAACAAAGGCTCCCTGTTCAAAAACGACAAGGGCGACAATCCAAAACGTCCTGACTATCAGGGCAA